AAATCTCTTTCAAATGGAATCATGTTTTCGACTTCAGTTGTTGAATAATTATGATACTGAGTTATATTAAAAGTCAGTTTGTAGTGCGAATACAAATCTATATAACTCAGTCCAACATAAAAAAATCGTTTAAATTCCTAAAAACTGTTTTCTTGTCTTTACCGTTACTATTAGTATAGTATACTGTATGCTCGATCTTCGGCAATTGTTGGAAGAATTTTGCAATTTTAGCATATGATTCTACAGGCAATGCTTCGAGAAATTCGTCTTTTGTTCTTTGATCTTCTAAATCCCAAGCATATGTTTCTTCTTCATCAAAAACATATTCGATGCAATGTTTTACTAACTCGTATGTAATATCGCTTAACGAAGACAGATTATTGATTCTCTCAGAAATTTTAGGAGTTGGATATTTCATTACCAAACCTGTTACATCATCCAACATCACAGTTTTAGATATTTCTCCATCTGGATATTTAATTTCTACTTCGTTTAGATCAACTTCTAAATCATACTCGATGCCATCATCGCTATCAACTACTTTAAATTTGACAATATTACCAACTGAGACAGCCCGTATTTTAATAAACAAATATTCTAAATCAAATGTAGAACATTTATCGATATCGAAGTCTTCTGACACAACACAATTATTAATTACTTGTTTGATTGCGTTGTAGACTTCGTTTGTTTCTCCTGTTTCTTTCGATACTAAAAGAATTTTTTCTTCTTTGACAAGAAAGGGACGATAAAACAGTTTCTCTCCGGTCGAAGGTAAAGAAATTTCAAAGGATGGAGTTTGAATTTTAGGTAGTGCCATATTATAACCTTTTGTTTATCAATTAATTGAAAATTTGGTATAACGATAGCTAACATTGACTTTAGCTAATTCGTCATATGAACCCCAAGAAAAATTGATGGGTTCGACAGAAGTAGGAAACACCTCTTCGAGATGATATGTTTTGACAGGCGCTTGACTGTTTCTATTATGAATCATAATCATCATATCAAATACATAATCTTTATAGAATAAAGCGCCCATTTTTGCATTAGCTTGACCGGGTGCGCCGAAATCGATTATCTTATCGCCCCAATCTTTAAATTGTTTAAGTAATTCACCTTGATCATCAACAGTATGCACGACTTGTATTTCTTGAGGATTATATCGATATGGTATATTGTACATTTTACCATTACCATACGGCGAGAAATTATCAACTGAAAGCCACGCTAAACCTGGTGTTGTGACTGATTCAGCTCGCAAAACAACTTCTCTCCCATTTAGCGGAGTGCCAGTTAAAACAACTTGATACAAAGTGGCGGGCAAACTATCTTTGACTGTGCTGCGCCAAGAATCTACATTGAATGACATTTTATCTTCTCTGAATTAATTGCTTAGAGTCTTTCCATACGACATTCTGTTTTGATTTTTTAAATCTTTGTGTGGGTAGCATTAATGCTATATCCCATTCCTCGTATGGAATCCAAAGAAACCGTGATCTTACTTGTGAATTAAGATAACGTTTGACAGTAGGCCTAAAGTATTTATATTTTGCTGCATTATTTAATAAACTATAGTTTAATCGTAATTTTTTTGATTCACGTATATTATCTTGTCTTTCAATACTGTATAATCTATCCATTAAACGAGCTCTGAAAATGGGTGGCAAATAATGCAAATTCATGCCGAGAAATCCATCAGTATATTTCTCTAAAACAAAAATCAGAGGAAACATATCATAATACGGTAGTTTTTCTTTATGTTTAGGATCATAGAAAAACATATACATTCGACCAACATCGAGTGCCACCATTTTATTATAAGTTCTAGCTCTGTTTCTTAGCTCGCGACGAGTATTTACATTGCGTACAGCAGAAGCAGTATCTCTGTACCAATCTCTTGCCTCTTCTGAACCTGGTTCAAAGCCTTCGGCTTTCCCATCATTTGCAATTTTCTGAAAGATATATGTGGCCATTAGAATTTAATGCCTAGTTCTTTTTCGGTGAGTATCATGAATTCCCAGCCTTGTTTCTTACAAAACTTTTCAGCTGCGACCCATTTAGATTTATTTATTCCCCATGTCCGCACTTCATATAAATACTTCTTAGTGAGCTTCTTTTGCGGAGTTGGCTCTACGGTTTCGTGTCTTGGTTTTATTTCCACTACGACCGTATCAAGTTTGCCTTCGCGATTGACTTTCTTTAACCAGAAGTCTGGAAAATATCTGTGCATTCTACCATCTATTGGTGATCTATAAGGAATGATTAACTCTTCACTAGCCCATTCTTTTACACTCGGATGATCATCAAGATACTTCATGAAGACTAATTCCCAGCGACTTCTATAAATAATATTGGTAGGATCACCGCGATACTTTCGAGGATTTTTTGGTTTAAAAGTTCCTTTATAAGTTTTAGCCATACATTTATATATAGGAAACCACATGGCAATTGACAAAACTTCACTAAATTCTATTGGACCATTAGCTGGTCAATTAAAAAGCAATCTTTCTTCTATAGAAAAAACTCAAATGGCCGCTGTAAAAAATATCGGTTCATCTCTGACGTCAAATCCTGGCGTTATCAATGGAGATGTTAGCGGGACTATTTCACGCGCCACAAATAGTCAAAAATCGATGTTAGAGTTAGGTACTACATTAGCCGCCAAATTAAATGGTGCCGGCGCTATACCAAAAACATCGAGCGATGCATTGATACCAGCTGTTGTCAATTCTGTTCAAGAAAAAACTAAATTACCTGGTTTGTTTCCTAAAAACCCGGTTGATATGAATATTGCTAGCAACCGAGTACCTGATCCATATAAGACAAGTCCGCAAGAAAGAATAAAGAAAAAGAAAGAACGATTATTAGGTAGAGAAGATTACCGTTATGATGGTTTAGATTATCCGCCAGATTTAAAACAAAATGCAGCAGCGCATCTCGAACTTCAGTTCCATCGTTATGAGCGCCCTTCACCCACAGAATCCGGAAAAACAGCACTCGATGAGACTGTTAGATTACCGATACCTGAAGCTTTTAATGTATCACACGGCATTAGATATGAAGAAAGAGATACCGGTGTGTTGGGTGAAATGGCTCAGACAACCGCTGGTCAAAGTCTTGCAGCTGGCATGAGATCGATGAGAGATGGTAAAGAAGTAGATGCAGGACAATTGATATCGAGTATGGGGGAAAATTTCAAAGAAGATGCAGCTAATGTATTAAAAAGCGCAGCATTTTTAAAATTAGTTGATTCAGAACCAGTTTTGGGCGGTATTGCTGGTCAAATGGCTGGTACTATACCAAATCCTCATCCTTCTGTATTTTTTAAAGGTTTAGATTTACGAGAATTTGATTGGAGCTGGAAATTTGTACCGAGATCTGCCGAAGAAGCCGCTGTATTAGATAAAGTTTTAAGATATATCAAAGAAAAAATATTGCCAGTAAATGCCAATACATTTATTGATTATCCACATTTAGTACAGCCTGTAGTAATGCCAGAAGACGGACTATGGGGTAAATTTAAAAAATGTGCAGTAAAAAACTTTAGTATAAACTTTTCCGACGAAGGTACTTCTGCATTTTTTCAAAATGGGAAACCCGTTTCTATTAGATGTAATATGAGAATACAAGAAGTAGAAATGTTTGTATCTAGAACTGAGGGTGGATCATGAGTATTCGTCATCAATATTTTAGAAAATTTCCGTTGATTGCATATAATGGTGAACCAGCTGTCAATATTTTAAGACGAGTAGATTTTAATAATAAAGTAAAAGATTTTTACACGGCTTTCTATGAGACCGAAATAAAAGATGGCGAAAGAATAGAAACAATAGCTTATGATTATTATGATGATGTTGATTTAGATTGGTTAATATATCATACAAATGATATCATAGATCCATATCATGATGTTCCGCTCGAAGATTCAGTTTTTCTACAACACATTAAAAATAAGTATGGATCTATAGAAAAAGCCCAAGCAAAAACTTTTGTATATCGTAATAATTACCGCGGTGATATTTCTGTATTATCGTATGATGGATATAATGCTTTGCCTACAAATCACAAAAAATATTATGATCCAGTCAGCAATGTGTCAGGCGTAAGAGGTTATCAGCGCAAAAAAGAAGAAATGTATGCTTCTACAAATATGAATATTTCTTATTCATTTAGTTCAGAAGTTGCAAATACTTTTGATATTGATGAGCTAGTCAGATTTTCAGATAGTGTAGCGACTGTTTCAGCTGCAAATACTTCTGCAGTTATATTAAAACATGTTTCAGGTGATTGGAGTACAATGACAACCAATTTTGATGTGACTGGTGATGATTCAAAACAAACAATAAATTTTGATCATAGTACATATACTCTTTTACAAAATGTAATCCCAGCTGATGAACAAGTATATTTTTCTCCATATAGTTATTTTGATTTAGAATTAGAAAAAAACGAATTAAAGAGAAATATATACTTAGTTGATGATTCATATACAGTTACTCTTAACGATCAACTCGATAATTTGATGAAATAATATGGCTAGACAAGCAAATGATGCCGGCGACATTATCATTGTAGGTGATAAGATTGAGCTGACAAAATTTAATGGATCAAAACCAATGAACATTCATAATATTGTTCAGAGGTTTGATATTTTTGAATCTTTAGATAATCATACAGTGACTGCTGATTTTTATATCGGTGAAGGCATTGATTTAGTCAACGAGTATCCGCTCGGTGGTGAAGAACTGATATCAGTAAAATTGCAAACACCTAATAGAAAAACTATTTCATACGATTTTTTTATAGAAAGTGTAGTCGCGATGCGAGCCAATGATCAATCGAATATGCGATATTATATTTTGCGCTGTACTACAAAAGACTTTCTAAAAAATAGTTTTAAAGTTTATACGAAAAGATACAAAGATATGTTGTATCATGATGCTTTATTTAATTGTATTAAGAACGATTTAAATGCAGAAGTAGATTTAAAAACTATAGAGAATACAAAAGGCAAATTTGATTACGTTGTCAATAATGTCAGACCATTTCAAGTAGTAGATATTATTAAAGAAAGAGCAGTATCAGCTGAACAAAATAAATCATCGCTCTTTGTTTTTTATCAAGACAATGAAGGCTATCATTTTCAAACAATAGAAAAACTAATTAAAGACAGAAAACCTCAAGCTTCAGAAAAAAACTTTGTTTTAGATACAGTGAATAGAGTAGCCGATTATGGAACTGATATAAACTTTAGAAATATTTTATCGTATGAAACAATATCACAAGGTTCATCGATAGGCAAAGTAATGAAAGGAGCTATGAGAAATCAAATTCGTCAATTTGATATACATCGTGGCACATATTATTTAAAAGAAGAATACAATAATCCTGTTGATCATACAAAATTTGCCAAAACAGATGATCCAAATGATTTTAATAGTTCAGATTATAATAATTTTACTACCGTGCGTCCGGGCCTGACACGAATGTCTGTAAAAGATGGTACACGAGAAGAAATGGAACATAATAAAAATATACATTTTCAACGGGCTTTTCGTGAAAGAATGTTTCAATATTCTATACGATTTAGAACATATGGTGATACAAATATGAGAGTTGGTGATATTGTTAATCTTGATTTACCAATTATAGCTGGTACGACTGAAAGTAGACCACGAGGTAAAATCTTTGTATCTAATTATATCGTAACTAATTTAAAGCATCGTTTAGAAAAACAACATGACGGCAGATTTAATCATTTTTTGGTAATGGAAGCTGCTAAACCAAATCAGTTTAATCAGCCTTTGGGATAATGAGATGGCATATTATAATTTAGGTGAATCTTTTAATTGGTTTGTAGGCAGAGTTGTCAAGCTTGATCCTGAAGAAGAAAAACAAACTCAACGTTATCTTGGCCGTGTAAAGGTAAGAGTATTACATGATCAAACTGGTGAATTAGGAAAAGTAGAAGGTACATATGGTATTAATGATGAAGATCTATTGTGGGCGTGGCCGCTTTCTTCTATTCAATCTTCGAGTTTAAGTTATCGTAAGATAGTTGAATTAGAAAAATTTGAGACACCATTTTGGATTGATGCTGTTGGTACATCTCCGACCGGTATTGCAATTGGCACATATGTATTTGGATTTTATCTCGACGGTCATGAAGCAAATATTCCAATTATTTTTGGTACGTATCATAAAAATTCATTATATCCTGAGCCGCCTACTGATAAAGCTACAGGTGAAATGCTACAGGTAGATGTACCAACTGAAGAATATGAATATATGGATGTATCAGCCTTAGCGAAAGGTTGGTGGTCTGATAAACAAAGAGTGGCTAATCATCCTCTCGGTCAAGATTATGAAGCTGAAATTGCACCTGAAATAGGTGGACAATTATTACCTAAACATCCGTATAATTCTGGTAAGTTAGGTCTAGTAAAACAACCGCCATCAGATTATGATACAAAATATCCATATAATTTAGTTCATACTACAAAATCTGGACATGCGATAGAAATTGACGATACTCCAGGCCATGAAAGAGTTCATATTTGGCATCGTTCAGGAAGCTATGAAGAAATTTCTAATGGTCCGCCAGAACAAAATAGAGATGGATTAAAGGGAGCATATCCACAAAATATGGGGCCTAATGCATGGGAAGAACCAGATTATTCCCATACATCAGTAAAAGAAAAGTGGGAAGGAAGACGAGTTAGAAAGACTACAGAAAATGAATATAATATTGTTGTAGGAAATAAAGAAACACTTGTTCAAGAAAGTTTAAAGATAGAAGTTGCTAATAATACTACGTCAGGTATTAGTAATAACGAGTTTCATACGACAGGCAATAATATGTTTATTGCCGTTGGATTTGCACCGCGAACAACAACTGATGGCGAGAGAGTAATAAAATCAAAAATAGCTCGTTATCAAAATGATGAATTTATTTGGAATAATGCTGAGAATAAATTATTACAAATTATGGACAAAAAAGTTTTGCCCGAAAAACAACAGGCAAACTTTATTACTGATGTAGCAAACAACGTACAACTACATATCGGTTGGTCATATACGTATGCACGAGAACTTGACGAGCATTCAAAGAAAAATTATTATATAGAGCTAGCAAATAATCAAGTCACA